GTTCTGAGGGAGGTTCTGCAACTGAACCAGCCGCCCGGCCCAGCGCCCGGTGTGAGTACCGAAGAACTGGAAGCAGCCTCGGACGTGCCCGTCTGGCCCGGCGCTGCGAAGGATGGCGTCGTACTTTTTCACGCTGGACTTGGCCAGCTCTTTGCGCAGGTCGAGAAACTTCTTTGACGCCTCTTTCTGCAGCTGGCCCATTACGTCAGCGATGATCTTCTTGTTCAGGCTGGGTATCTCCACGCCCTCCTGATCCAGCAGCCACGCCTTGATCTGCGCCACACTGTTGGGGTTGTCCAGCCCGGTAAGGTTGGCGGCCTGCTCGGTCAGTTCGGTCTTGTATCTGGTGCCCATCGCTTCTGCCTGCTCGGCCATCACCCTGTCCGCCCGGATGCCACGCTCATTGATCTTGGCATCCAGACACCAGATGCGGTGCTCCATATCGTCCGGCGTCCAGTGCTCCAGCATGTGGTGGATATTCCGCTCAGCCACTACGTCCTGCCGGTTGTACTCGATGAACTGTGCCCACTTCTCCGGTTCGTCGTCCGGCATCACCCGTGTGCTCGGGTTGGTCTTTGTCGGTTTACGAGGTGTACAGAACAGGCGGATGAGATCGCGTCCGGCCTTGTCTTTGGCGGCGTCCTTGGGCAGACCGAGAGCCTCGCCTGCCTGCCCAAGGGCAAGAGGATACCCGCAGCTTGCGGAGAGCACCATTGTGTCCTGCCACTGCTCCGGGGGGCAGTACCGATGGAAGAGATGCCAGTAGGCGTACCGCTCGAAGGCGCAGTTCCAAGCCCGCTTCTCAACGTTCGGGTCGTATAGCGCTGTGACGAATTCTTCGGGAACATCCTCGCCGTGCATCAGATCGATGACCTTTACGTCCTCGTCGTCGAAGGCGTAGCCGATGAGCATGACCTGAAAGCTGTCGTCATCCATGTAGCGAAACGACCCGCACTCAGCTATGGCTATGTCGCTGTACGTCTCTATGTCGGTATGCAGTGCTCGTTTCTCCATCAGTACCTCCCGTTATGTCAACCGAGCATATCGCCCAGAGCAGAGTCCTCGCTTACGCCGCCGGAGAGCTTGTCGCCGTCACGGGTCTTCACCACGAAGTTCAGACCTGCGCCTACGCCCTTGTTACCGTTGCTGTCGTAAGGGAAGAAGTTCAGCACGGCTGCTCCGTAGCAGCCGGAGTAGAAGTCATCTCCGTCCAGTGCGTCGAACATCTGTCCGTCCTGCACCACCTTCACCTGGGGGCGCTTGTCGGGCTTGGCCGACGCGTTGATGAAGTAGTACCCGGCGTAGTTGTCATCGTCAGGCCGGTCGTCGTCTCCGTCACGCATCGGAGAGCGGACGTTACGAGGCACCTTGCCGCCCCACTTGGTGTTCGCACCCAGGTCCATGGCGTTGTTGATGGCGGTCGCGAGCGTGTCAATCGCGGCCTTGTTATCCTTGGGGATCAGGATTGCGCAGGAATACTTCTCATCGCCGTTGGGCGTCTTCTTGGGGGCGAACACGTTGGCGTAGGAGAACCGCACCTCGCCAACACGAACACAGGTATCGCTGATCGTCTTGTTGTAGTTCATTTGTCGTTTGTCCTTTCTTCGTCGTCGAGTAAATCGTCTATCGCTTCAGCGCTTGACGTATATTCAGTTCGGGTATCGCTCTCAGGCACGAGGGTAAGATGTCCCTCGCCCTGCGCTACGCAGCCACCCAGCAGAGCTCGGAACCCTGCGCGGCCGAGCATCTTCTCCATCTCGGAGCAGCTCTTCAGCCGGGTCTCTGCGTACTGGTCTTGCCCATATCCGGCGCGGGCAAGGATGTCTACAACATCGTCTTCGTTCTTCCACTGCCGTCCCGGTCGCCGACCGCGTACCAGCTTGAACCCCGGCCAGTGCTGGCCCCTGATTGCCTGGGCCTGAGCGTAGGCTCGAATGTCTCTGATCCAGTCCTCGGCTACGGGCAGGACTTCCAGGATGCCGGGGATGTCCTCGTCCCGGATGGTGTCCGGCGCGTCGAAGCTGTGGGACAGGACGGACATGGCCTCGATGACACGGGTGGTGCAGATCGCCTTGGCCCGGCAGAAGCGGCAGTGCTCACCGGTGTGGAATTCGCCTTCGCCTTTCCATGCGGCCTCTGCGAGCGGCTTGATGCTCTTACCCCAGTCCAGCAGTTCTTGGCGCGTCATCACCTCTTCGGTCACACTGTCGAGTCGAGGTTGTATAATAATGTTGTGCACCTCTTCGAAGTCGTACAGTGCGCCGAACTGGTTGATCGCTCCGAGACCGTACAGCCGGGCCTGTGGATTTCCTTCTGCTGACACCGGGACGCCCTTGCCGTACTTGAAGTCCATCACCACCAGCACATCGTCCGAGACAACGATGGCGTCTGATGTACCGAAACACTTGGGCACCCAGTCGTTCATGTCCAGCTTCTGCTCAACTACGAGCTGGGCGTCGGGGCAGAACTTCATGGCGGCGTACCACTTCTCGAGCACGATGTCCACGTAGTAGTCGGTGAATCGGTCGATCTCTTTTGGTATGTCACCCAGGTCCTTCATCCGTTGCTCGAAGTTGAACTGGTTCAGCTCTCCGTTCTCCCTGCGCAGCTTGAGCTCTGACACGGCGTGGGCCAGCGTCCCTTCCTCGGCGTACACCGAGCTCTTGTCGCCCAGCTTGTCCTTGATCTTGGACTCCAGTCGTGCCGAGGGCGGACAGCTCATCCACCGTTTCGCAGCGGAGGGGGAGAGCAGCGCGTGTACTCCCGGCATCAGCTTTTCCCCTTGGCCCGGTCGATCAGCTCCTGATACCGTGACTCAGGCAGCGCAGACAACCGGTCTACGCCCATGTCCCGGAGGATGGCGTTCACATCGGCGCCGTCGATGCGGCTCTCTGCCAGTGCCTTACGCAGCTCGAGCATGGTGATCTTCGGAGCTTCGGGCTCCGGCTCGGCAGGCTTGCTCTCGAGCACCTCAAACGGGGGCTTATCAACCGGGTGCTCGTCCGCCAGCGTCTCGGTCTCGGCTGTCTCTTCCTCCCCCTCCTCCACGAAGACCACGTCTACCTGGATGCAGGCGATCAGGTGGAACAGCATTTCCAGCCTGTTGAGGAGCAGGTCGTATAGCTCGTCGTCAAGCGCAGTGTCAGGAAGCAGTGCCGCCGCTCGTTCCGCCTCCGCCATCAGAAGCTCCTTCAATTCCATTCAGCATCACCTCGTTTAACTTTTTCGTGTAGAGCTTCATCACGAGCTCAGCCGCAGCTTTCCACTGCGTGTCGCCGAGCTCGGCCAGCACCACCTTCTCCGCCTCCTTTTCGGCGGACAGCAGTGCCGACCCCAGAACAGTTGCCGTCGGTTTCCTCGTCGTTGCCATCGGTTCTCACCTCCTCTCTTTCTCTCCTGAACCCCTTAAAGGGACCATAAGGTCCCTCCCTTTAAGGGGTTCAGGAGAGAGCCCCGGCCTCAAAGGCCGCCACTGTTTCACCCTTTACGCGCCACTTCTTTCCCACACGGAACGAGGGCAGCTCGCCCGTACGAAGCATCATGTACAGCCAGTCCTCGCTGCACTTCCACCGCTCCATCAGCTCCTGCGGGGTGTACACTTTGTCATCCATTCCTCTCTCACCTCCCGGTATCGGCGTTACCAAAAGTAAACACGCCGTGATAATAATGTCCCGTCGGACGCGGACGGGAGCTATCGTTGTGATGATTTTACCACACCAGTTACCGTTTGTAAATAACACATCCTGCAGAAGAAAAATTTTTCTTGACAAAAAAGTAACGGCATGATATCCTGCTAATACCCGATGATACCCGATAAAGGAGGCGGCAGTATGAAAATCGGTGATCGAATCAAAATCGCGCGGGAGAACCTTGGCCTTTCTCAAGAGCAGCTGGCCATACGTTTGGGCTATTCCACACGGACTACGATCTCCCGGATAGAGTCAGGAAGCAACGGCGTTCCTACCAAAAAGCTGGTGGCGTTTGCTGAGGCTCTGCGTGTCACCCCTCAGTGGCTGGCAGGGTGGGCCGACTCGGAAGATGTGATCATGAGCCAGAACCCGGAAGCGCAGTCCGAGGCTTGCCTGCGGTATCTCAGCGACAACAACATTAAGGTAAGCCCGGAGAAGGACCCGGACCTTGTGTTTTTGTCGGACGAGGATATTGAGCAGACCTGGTTCGTATTCAATGCAGAGACCGGGCAGTCTACTACGCTGACCGACGCGGAGTACCGACAGAGGTATGAGCTTCTATTGCAGGTGGCGAAGGAACTGTTCAGTACAACCGGTCCTACGGACGAACAGATATACCTGCATCAGTATGTGGGCGCTCTAACTACCCGGGAACAGCGGCCACTTGCGGCGGCGGTTCGGTCGATTCTGAGTCAGAGAGAATAAAAAAGTCCCCCATCTTACGTTCCGGCGAGGGAGACGTCAAGAAGGAGGATCATATGTCAAAGCAAAAGTATATCACCCGTACCCTTACGCTCCCCAACGGGAAGCGGAAGTACATTCGAGGAAAAACGGTAAAGGAGGTTGAGGAAAAGCTACGGCAGGCCCAGAGGGAAGTGGGCCTCGGCATCGACATCTCAGACGAGACACTGTTCCGGGACTACGCAGACTCGTGGTTCAGGCTGACCAAGGAGAACAACGTCAGCCTTGGCACAGAGCGGAACATGAAAGCCATGCTCAAAAACCATATTGTGCCTGTCCTTGGGGATAAGAAACTTCGCGACATCCGGGCGAGCCACATCCACCAGGTGATGTCGAACGTGTCCGCCCTTAGCCACGGTACGCAGGCCAGGGTCCTGCAGATCATGCGTTCGATCTTTGGTCTTGCTCTGGATGACGGACTAATCATCCGGTCTCCCGTGCCCGTCTTACTTAAAGCGGGAGGGAACAGGACAGAGGAGACCGAGCCGCTTACCCCGGAGCAGGAGAAGGAGTTGCTGGAGAAAGCCAAAGGTCTGCGCATCTATCCGGCGATCTACATTATCCAGCACACCGGATTGCGGCGCGGCGAACTGGCCGGACTCATGTGGTCGGATGTGGACTATGACGCCAACGTCATCCACGTGAACCGTCATGCCGTATCCGACAGGCACTACCGCCCCGAGTTGGTTGACGGAGCGAAGACCGAGGCCGGGGTGAGAGACGTTCCTATGCCGCTTCCCCTCGTCGCGTACTTGAAAAAGCTGCAGAGCACGGCCTCGTCGATCTATGTATTCCCCAACAGCGAGGGTGGAGTTTATTCTCAGGCGGCCTTGTCTCAGCTGTGCGAAGCCCTGCAGAGGAGACTTGATTTCCCGTTCCATCTTCACCAGCTCCGGCATACCTACATCACGCACCTGTTCGAGTCCGGGCTGGATATTAAGGAGATACAGACGATCGCAGGACACGCGAACGAGCAGATAACCATGCGCGTATACACCCACTACCGAAAGGCATCCCGGTTCGCGGACACCATCGCCAAGGTCCAGGCGGCGTTTTAAGTCCGGGTCAGCAGGTGCCACCGGGTTACAGCGTTAGGATTTCCGGAAACAGCCGCAGATGTTGCACCGACGTTGCACTTTCTCCGCGCGGAATACGAAAAATGTAGACGCATCAATGCGTTGCGGGATCGTATACCATATCTTTTGTCGTTTCGCAACAGGAAAACTGTCCTCATCAAAAAATCCTGATTTGTCAATGCTTTGCGGGCTGTCAGGAATTTACATTTCCCTCTCGAAACCTGTTCAAACCCGATGGTTCCCGACCCATTCTGTTGCACTACTGTTGCACTCCCTCGCCGGATATAAGATAAAGCCCCCAGTAGCTAAGCTACTGGGGGCTTCGTTGTTTTAGAACGTCACGCCTTGGCTCCGGAGGAGGTCTTTGGTTAGTTCTTTGAAGTAGTCGTTTACCTTTTCTTCGTGTTCACTCTCTTCCGTTACCTTGGGTACGTGCTCCATGTTTTCGGCGGCCCACTCGAGGAAGTATTTGCGCGTGAGCTCTGTGCAGACGCTTCGTGCTGCCGCGAGGTACTGCGCCTGGTACTCATCATCAAGCTGCCAGAAGTCCGGCCCATCGATGACGCGTTCAAACACGGCGTTGTACACGGCATCCCGTAGGCGTTTGTATTCGTTGCGGGCTGCGTCGTTGTCGGTCAGTACGTAGCTGTACTGCTTGTTGTTGGGGTCTGTGTAACTTCCCGGCACATAGGTCGGTGGTGCGAAGGAGTAGTCCTCGGTATAGTCGTACAGTCTGAGGATCGTGTCGGTTACCGGCTTGCTGAGGTTAGCCTCTCCGATGATGCGCTGGTACATGTACTTGGCCTCGCGTTCCTCCTCTTCATGCTCTGTGTCGGTACTCTGTCGGGAGGTGAATCCGTGGGCAGTAAGATACTCGGCCATGTCCTGTTTCGCCTCTGCGATTGCTGTGTCCTTGGCTTTGCTCAGGAGGATAGCTTGTGTTACCTTATCCGCGCCTTTGTACTCAGAATTGGCCATGGTGAAGCTGACAGCTTGGCTGTACTCCTGTTGACAGTACTGCACATACAGGTCCTTCAGTGCCTCTGTTTCCTCTTTGGTCTTTCCGACCAAGTCATACCGGTAGCCCTTCTTGTCCGGGTCCGTGATGTACGAGGGGCGTGAGAAATCTGGAGCGAAGTCATAGTCGTCGGAGTACTCGTCGAGCCGTTTGGCTTCATTCATCAACTTTTGTCCGTAGTCCCTGTACAGCATGTACATCTGCGGGTCGGCGATATCGCCTTCGATACACATCCGGTAGAAATTCAGCGCGTCTTCCATCATACTGTTACGCAGCTGGTACAGCGCGTCTTTCTCCGGCCCGTCAGGGAGCTCACGAATCTGGGCCACGACTTTGCTGATCCGCTGTTGCAGTCCGTTGTCGTTGGTAAGGGCTTTCTGAATCTGATCTTCGATCGTTCCTGTACTTGACCCGCCAAAGGCGCCCTGGTCTTGTACTGCGGTGCTCAGGTCAGACAGCATCTCATAGTACCGGGACGTTATTGTGTTGCTGCGCCAGGAATCACTGACCCAGGTATCAACCAGGGTATCTTTGATGACTGCCATCGTAGAGTCTTTGAAGGTGTACTCCGGGTTTCCACTTTCGTCCTTCGAGATCAGCCCGTATGGCCAGAACAGGGGTATAGCCTGGCTCCAGAAGTCGCCGAAGAAGTTTTCGATGAGGTAATCCATCTGCGCCGGGGACAGCTCGATTTCCATACCTATCGCGTCGCCGAGCTCATACAGCCCTTGCGCGAGATAGTAGCTCGCGATAGAGGTGTCCTTGTCGTATTGCAGATGCTTGGACCGGTTTACCATGTCTCGCGGCACGATAGCGCTGCCTTTGAAGTCCTCGTTCTCTGCAAGGTTAAGCGCTTGCCCGAAGACCAGCGCGTCCTTGGGCCCAGGAGGCAGGACGTTCGGAGCGAAAGCCGTCTTCCAATACCGTTGGACATCAATGGCGCTCAGAACACCGTCTTCGTCATCCCATACACCGCGCAGAAGGTCCTGCGCCGGGACGCCAAGAATTACGCCCCAGTCACGGCTGAACGGGATTCTTACCCAGTTGCGTCCTTCCTTGTCTATAGGGAAGACAAGGGAAGATGCCCGGACATATTCACTTAGTTTCTCGTACTCGTCCCATCTGCCCATAGCGCGGATAACCGCGGCCATTATAATTCGCGGCAGGATGGAGACCGCGGCCACACGTCCGATCCTTTGCAGCTTGGACTTCACATCCGGCTGGTCAGTGACCGTTCGGAAGGTCTTACTGAGACCCTGCATGTTGGCGTTGAAGTATCGGACGAAGGCGTTGCCGAACATGCCAGCGGCGCCATACCTGCCAAAGTCCACCGTGACTTCGGCGGACCTTTGGATGCCAATGATCTTTTTCGTGAGCGGGTCAAGCGGCGCGGTTTTCTTGTTGTGGTCGTCAATCGTTGCAAGATACTCAGCAAAACGAGTCATAGATTCAGTGAACTCACCTATCGTAGCAAGCGGGTTTACTATCAGACTCTGCCACGGATGCTTGTACCACGGGTCGCCGTCAACCGCCTGCTGGAACGTTCTCTTTCTGGACCGTTTATCCGTTACCTTCCGTTCAAGCAAGGACTGAACGAGCGTGCTTTGCTTTCCTCCCATGTTAACGAAGTCCTGCCAGTTCTCACTATTAGCGGCCATCTGTCGCCAGGACTGCGTGAAATAGTTTTTCAGGAACAAGCCGACGCCGTTTTCTGTGTACGTAATCGCGGACCAAAGGTCGCGGATCGGGTTGCGGATGGCGAACGTTGGGCTGATTGCTGTGATAAAGTTCTTCGATGCGTTGTTTAGTCTGCGCCCGATGACCATCGCGTCGCGCACAATAGCGGACCAACCGGCGTCACTGTTCTTGTCCAGAAGAATGTCCAGGCCCTGATAGATTTGCTGATTGACTTGGGTCCGTACACGCTGTCCGTTCATCCAGGAGTTTACGAAATATTGTCCGGAATCCTTGGCCAGTACATCGTTTTCTGTTTCTTCAAACATCTGGGCGTAGGCTTTCTTGTCTGCCTTAGCCGTGTACGCTGCATCCCAGGACAGCTCGCCGTTGAAAATCTCATGGTTCCTGTCCATCATAGCCTCTGCGTTGATCATGCGAGTAAGTTCAGTCCACAGTTTGAGTTTCGTGATTCGTACGATCTCGTCGGCGATCTGGTCTGCCAAGGGCCGTACGGTACGCAGTGATCCGGTCGAGGCGTGGGTTACTGTGCCTGCCGACACAGAACCGTGTACTGCGGAGATGCCGCCCCCGCCGCCACCGCCAAGAACTCTTTGCGCCGGGACTGTATAGTCCGCGCTTTCCAGGGCGTTGCGGAGCTGGATAAACTTGGCTGCAATCTCGTCACCTTTTTTAGCGGCGTTGTAGGCCTTCAGCATGACCTCGCTCGTGTGAGGGCCCTTGTATTCGGGGTACTGGATTACAAAGGCGTCCAGGGCTTCCCGCGCTTCGTCTACCTGGGTTCTGTCTGCGCGGTTGGTCGGGACGTAGTGCGGGTAAATTTCGTGCATCAGTTCATACCGATGCTCTGTGAGCGAATCGCCGAGTGCCCAATTCCGGTAGAACGTATCATACCAGAGGTAGAACGCCTTGCACCTGTCAACCACCCACGGGTTCTCGCTGATGATCTCACGAAGCTGTCTCTTTGCTTCCTCGACAGGCATAGGCTCGAGCGGGTTCTCCAGATCACCGGCCAGCACAGGCTTCTCCTTGCTGTCGAGAGCGTCGTTCATCATGCTTACCGCCTCGGCGAATTCAGACACGATCGGATCACCTTTCGCCGCCATAGCGGTGAGCTGTTCGTCCGTTAGGTCTGCGAGCCAGGGCTGTTGCACGAGCATGGTAGCCACGCGCCGCTGTAGCCTCTTCGGCGCATTCATGCGATCGATGTGGTGCATCAATAGCATGGCGTACTCTTTTGTCTTCTGCCGCTCTGCGTTGTATTTTTTGCGCTTTGGATTGTCGGGATCGATGTCGTATTCCAGGAACACGTCGGCATAGGACTCGCCGACAAGGTTGTACTGGTTGTCCAGCAGTCCGGTGTCCAGAATAGCGGAAGCAAAGGACGTAGAATTACGTGCCTTCTTCAGCTCTTCCTTGAACGTGACGGCGCTGGTCTGTTTTTTGGATGCCTTATCCAAGGCGTGTGCTGCGTTGAACAAGGTCTGTCTGAGCTTGTCCCAGGTACTGCTGGTAATGGTAGACAGGTCTTGCTTTTCATATTCAATCTTGTCTGTGGCGCTGATAGACTTCGGAGGCAGAATACTCCGCTTCTCCCGAAGCGCTCGATTCTGCGCAATAAGTTCGTCAACGTCTACATCTTCTTTGGTATCATCTCTTTCGAGAAAGGGAGTGCCGTCTTCGTTCCATTTGTTTATACCGGCAGGTCTGAGGTAGTCTGGAAGAGAGTCATAGTACTCCTTCGTCTGTGCCCGCATATTCAGCACTCGGCTTATTCCGTTTGGTGTAAGGTTACCGGCGCTGGCGTTTCTCCACTCGTCTTCTCTTGCTTCATCAAAAGTCTTATCGAAGTGGTCAGTGAAGCTTTCTTCCTTCTCCCCGTGCTTAATCAGGTGTTCAACCGCGCGCATCCGCGGGTCGTCAGATCGTATGAACAGTTTGGTCTGGTCTGGAGGAGTATCACGTACCTCGCCGGTGTCTTTGTTGATGTACTGAAAGATTTTATTGCCGCGGTCATCCGTGGCGCCGGTGTCAAACTCGTACCAGTCGGCGTTGTACTCACGGTAGCCCAGGTCATCCATGCTCTGCATGTCTTCTCCGGGGCTGACGTTTGTTTCATCCGCCATGCCGTAGTCGTAAATGAGTTCCCCGGTCGGCCTTCCGTACTCATCGGCGGACATGCCGAGGGCGCCTTTGTTATTGATATTGCGGTACTGGCCGACGAGATGGGGATCAGGTTCTGCTATGCCTTCCACGGCGGACTCAACGGCGAAGTCGGCGATGTCTTCGGCGCTCAGGCCGTTCTCCATAAGGTAGGTTTGTAGCTGGGCATCCTGAAGGATGTTGTTGGCAAGAGCCGCCTGCTGCAGTAGCTCACCAATTTGTTCATCGAGGTACTGCCGTTCTGTCCGGAGCGCGGACAGCGTGTCCGGGTTATTTCCTCGGGCGCGGTTCGTGCCGATGATATCTCTTGCCTGTCGTCTGAGTTCGTTGTAAACGTCGCCCAGCTCAGCCGCTCTTTCGTGCAACTCGGTGTCACCGTTGAGCTGCTCAAGTATGGCGCTGACGGACTGTTCGATTTCAGCTATTGCCTTATCAGATACGGTCAGCACCTCGCCGGTGAAGGGGTCAGTCGTGAAGGGGGTTGCTTCGGACTCCAGGAACTCCTGCGCGGCCTGTTCGGCGGCGGTTCCGTTAAAGATGCCACGCTCAGCGAACGTACGGATAAGCTGGCGCAGGGAATTCATCCGCTCCTGGATGGCTATCTGAACCTCTTTGTACCGACGCGTCAGTTCCTGCAGCTGCTGATTCTTTGTGATTCCGGTCTCCGGGTCGGGTTCAGAGTAGAAGCTCGAATGGAGCAGTGCCTCTTCTGTCCTCGCGTCTACGCCGGGGATGCGGTTCTCATACCGCGCGCGGCGTTCTGCTGCTTTGGCCTGGTCCACTGCGGACGGACGACTGGCACGATCCCAACTTAGCGCGCCCTCTCCGGTCGCTGCGTCATACGTGTGTCGCTTATGGGTAAAGGAGTCAATAGTCAGATCGGTCAGCTTTTGCGCGTCCAGCAGCACCTGTCCGGAGGTGATCGGCGCCCCGCCGGATTTACGCTGTGCGTTCAGCAGGGCCTGTTTCGCCGCCGCCGGAGTGATGCAGCCCAGAGCTACGCCCCGGGCAAGCGTATCATAGATGTCGTTCCATGCCGGGTCCTGCGGCCGAACCGGGTCAGAGTAGTCGTGCAGCAGCCGGGACAGGCGGGACTCAATTTTGTTGCGAAGGTCCTCAGCTTTGGCCTGGCCCAGAGCGAACTCAACAGCGGCCTTCATCAGCCGGGTGTCGTTGGCGTAATCGCCCATGGCCTGGCGCACATAGCCTTGTAGATGCTCGTAGAAGTTCTGGCTGTTCTCTTTTGTCTTGGCGATCTTCTCCGCGTCCGCGTTGATGTCAGCCTCGATCAAGTCGATCAGCCCTACAATGTTGTTTTTCCTTGTGTTGCGCAGGGCGAGCTCGGCTATACGCGCCTTGTTCACCGCGTCGTTGTACAGGTGGTAGGTGTTCAGTACGAACGGGGATTTCCACAGCTTGATGAAGCCGTCCAGAACGGCGCGCATGTTCTTGATAGGGGGCAGCTGCGTAGGTGCTTCGCCACGGGTCAGCACGGCTATGTTGCGTGCGTTGCCCATGGACTCGATCGCATCGGTTGCCGCGAACACATCCTCATTTGTGTCGAAGGAGGAAGAGCCCCACCGGAGCCGTCCGGTCGTTGTGCGGCCAGCTTCGTCGTGTCCGGCCTGGTCGCCTTCCTCGAACTCGCCGGTCTTGTACTTTTCCCGGATAGCCTGCGCCTCAGCTTCGGCGTCTTTGTCTTCGCCAGTTACGATCCTGTCGGCTTCCTGCCCAGCTTTCGCTGTAACGGCCTTGGCGGCATCCTCTGCAATAAACTCGGAGCGAAGCTGCATAAGAATCTGGCCAAGATAGTTTTCTCCGGTATACTCGCCGCGCACACCCTCTTCCACTACACCCCAGAACCTGTCGTTGTGCTTGTTCAGGTGCAGCAGGTCCCGGTGCTCGGTCTTGACGAGGTCGTTGCGGAGGTAAGGGTTCTGCTCGAACTTGGCCTTCTGAATGTCAAACATGACAGAAAGCTTCACGTTCTCCCAATCGGGGCGCAGGTCAAGGGCGGCACCCAGTCTCTTAGCTTCTTCCGGGGTCACACCGATGTATTTCCCTCGATTGTCGCGCTTGTCCGCAAACTGCTTGCGAAGCTCCGGGTCCAGCGTCTTCTGCGCCTGGTACGCCGCTTCCGCGCTGTGGTATCTCAATCCGTCAAACTCGAACGGGTAGGACCCGAACGTACTGAGATAGCCGTACTTTCTTCCAGTGAAGCCATAGACAGGGTCTTTCCAGTTCTCGACTCCGCTAAGCCGGGCCCACTCCTGCTCGGACACTTGTTTGCCGTTTACATTGTAAGTGATCTTACCCCTGCGCTTTTCTTCCTGACTTCGAACGTAGCTGTCGATCGTTGCCAGATCGGCATACATTTTCCGGATTTCGTTTTTAAGCTCTTCTTTGCGTGCTTCGGAGATAGTGTTGTCTCGTACGAGTTCGTTCGCGGCCGCGCGTATTTCCTTTTTTAGCTTGAGGATATAAGACGAGCCTTGCCTGCCTTGGCTCTGCTTAACGAGGCTGAACCAATCACGGACTCGGGCGATCCGTTCGATCGTCCCGATACCCTTTTCATCAAAGAGGCCGACGGTTTTGGCCCAACGGTTTGCGAACATGCTCCGCAGGGCAGAGATGGCTGTATCTATTTCTCTACGTAACTGCTGCGCTGGCTCCGTGTCGAGGGGTAGCTCAGCCAATTCACTCTCAATGGAGGTGAGATTGCGATAGGCCGTGCTCACGAACTGGAACTCCGGTGACTCACTGCTAAGGCTGATAAACATCTGATCGAGCCGGTCGTTGATCGCGCGGAGTTTGGTTTCAACGGCGTCCGCTGCTTCTTTCTTACTAAGCCCAGTCTCTGCTTCCTTCGCCTGCACAGCCAGAAGAGCAAGCCCGGTGATCTCATCAGAGAGGCGGTCCAGCTCCTGCTCCAGCGTGTCGATCTGACGGAGGATAGGCTCCATCCGGTCTGCCGCGGCCTCATCGAAAACGAGCTGCCCTTCTTCGGTCAGCTCGTAGTACTCGTCGTTAAGGTCCAGCAGCTCTTCGGCTTCTTTCTTCGTAAGGCGTTTCTTGTTTTGCAGCTCGTTGATACGCTCTTCGATTTCCTCAACTCGCGCCGAAGTCGCAGTATCGGACAATTCGGCGAGCTGGTTTTCCAGAGCTCGTATGCGCTGGCTTAGCTCAATCGCGCGGTTGTACGCCTCTGCCCTGGCTGCTTCAACGGCCTCAGACGTTGGTACTGCGCTCTTGAGAACCCGGGCGGCCATGTCCTTCAGCTCCTGCACACGGGCGCCATACTCCGCGCGCTGTTGCTTGTACCGTTCCTGCGTGGATATCTCCGCCGCCTGCTGCTTACCGGTAATCAGTCGCTGGATAAACTGCGGCAGGGATACGCTTTTCTTTCTCCCATCTGTGACGGTGACTTCTACTTTCTCCGTCGGTTCCGCCTGAGACGAAAGATTCTCCGCAGTCTCAACAGTTGCTTCGGTCTCTACCCGAAGCGCGTGGCCGCGCTTGGACAGAGCCTCGGTGACGGCCTTGAGAGTCTGCGGACCCACACCCGGGATATCAGCAAGACCGTCCTCTGTCATCCCCAGCAGGTCACCGATAGTGTTAATCCCTGCTTTATTCAGGGTATTGCGGACCCTGGTGGGCAGGCCGAGGTTCTCCAGCGGCTGGTCTTCCAGCGGTTCTACGGCATTGGTGGGGGCGGACTCTACGATGGGCTTAGACAGAAGACTGAGAACCTGCTCAACTTCTTTGACTGTCTGCTTGGCCTGCTCGGTCAGGGATTTGCGCTGCTCTTCCTCGGCTTTCCTGGCTTGTGCAAGGATATCCGCGCCGGGAAGTTTGGCTGCTTCCTTCTCCAGCTCGGTCCTGGTTGTGAGCGGGAACATCTCACGCATCTCGGATAGGGTGTTGTAGTACTCATCTATGTCGAAGTTTGGTACAAACTTCCGAACGGCGTTGATGACGTACTGGTGCAGGGGATACAGATACTCTTCGTCCACCGCGCCGAATACGTCGGCCAGCACTTCCTCATACTCGTCATCACCGGCCTTGCGATACGGATCGTACCGATCCTGCGCGGCGGCGCTGTCCAGAAGAGATTTGTAGTTGGCGTTTTCTTTCGGCAGCGTCTTGGTCAGGTAGGTAAGGATGGCGCTGTCCGTCTCCTTCACCAGTGCGTGGAAAAGCTCATGCAGCCCGAAGCTGATGTGGTTGATGGAGTATACCCCATGGCTTAGAACGCTATCAATGGGTACGACTATTGCCTGAGTTCTCGGTTCGAAGAAAGCACCGGCGTGGCCGCCATCCTTCAAGGGGAAGCCGTACTGATCGCCTGTCAGTACCCAATGGATTTCCTTTACCCCGAACAGGGGCGCAATCTTCTCCAAAACAGAAGCGACCCGATGTCTCGCGATTCCTTCGGGAGACGTCTGGTCGCCGTGTATGTCATCTATTTCGAGGATGTAATCCCCGTCGTCGATTAGGTCGGCTCGCTGGGTGTAGTCTCGGATGCTGTGTCGTGTTCCTTGAGGAAGTCTTCGTTCTCCTTCGACAGCGGCTTCCCTTGCTTCTTCAGTTCTTTCAGGAGCAGGACCCGTTCCTTCGTTGAGTACCGATACATCTTCTTGCCCCTCCTCTGTAGGCGTCACTTCCGCAGGTGCGGGCTCCTCAACCGGAGCAGGTGTTGCTTCTTCTTCAACCGGAGCAGGTGTTGCTTTCTCTTCAACCGGAGCAGGTGTTGCTTCTTCTTCAACCGGTGCGGACTGTTCAGCGGCGCTCTTTTGCGCTGCTTCCGCGAGAGCTTTTGCCTCTGCCAATCCCTGCCGACGGCCTTCTTCTTTGGCAGCGTCGATACGCTCCTGCTGCTTGCGCATATCTTCGGCGCGCTTTTGAGCTTCCTCGTGCTCCTTCTCTCTGGCCTTCGCTTCCTCATACCGGGCCATGTCCGCTTCCTTCTTGGCGCTTTCCTTCTTTCCACCGCGAAGCGTATATGCGTCAAGGTCTGCTGAGGTAGCTTCCAGTATAGCATCAACGCCGGACTTTTTCAAGCCCAAATCGTTGCGAAGATAATTTTTGTACGCGATAGCCAGATCGGACATCTGTTCTTTGGTGAGCACGTCGTGCCCGGACCAGTCCCGCCAGAACCTTGCGCTGGGATGTCCGCTGAATGCTCTGGCGGTCCATGATCGCGCCAGGGTCCATCCCATAGAGCGCTGCGACTTTACCGATCGCCTGCGCCTTGGTCAACCCTGTCACGTCGATGGGCTTATCTGTCGGATCGTTGCGGATCACGCTCTCATACCGCGCCTTCAGCTCTTCCCGGGACAGCTTCTTGTTGCCGTTCTTTTCGGGGACAATAGACGGGGTATTGTTCTTCATCTGCTCGGCAGTTTCGGAGAGCGTCTTTTGGTTGCGGCGCACCTGATTCACGGCGTCCACGACGCCTTGCACGTAGAACTTCTTCAGGTCAATGTCATCGATATTGAGCGCTTCTGCGGAAACACCGGTGTGCTCGGATAGTACCTGCCGGACAATCGCGCTGTCCAGACGCAGGCTTTCCAGAGCCTTGGTGTCCGGCATCTGGCCCTCAAGTATCTTATCGATGATCGCGCCCTGGGCCATCGCTTCTTCACTGTTGATCCCGGATTCGACCAGGGCCTGCTGAATTGGCGTCAGAACAGTAAGGCTCTTGTTTGTGTCCTGCACCAGCCGGTACACATCCCCCGGGTTGACCGGGCCGCGCATGGCGTTCCGTTCGCTGCGGAGGTTCTCAACGAGGTTCTCCGCTCCCTGCTGGATGTCTGCGGCATACAGCGCACCAGCGTAGTCGTATACGTCCGCCTTGGTGGTGGCCGTCGTCCAGTCCAGCCTGGCCGGGCGGAATTCCGCTGGAATCGTCATAGCGGCTGTGTTCAGCCTGTCGACGGTCTTACGCAGACCGACAGACTCAATAAGACTGCCAAGGCTCTGCGCACCACCGAGGGCCGCGGACACGACGGCGCCACCTACGAACTCGCCAATGGCGCCGTAGACGGACAGAACCGCCTCTGCCTGACTGAAGCTGTCGGTACCAAACCACGGGTTGCCCGCCTGCGTCACGATATTCTGCAGAGCTCTCTCGACAACACCCTGGTATACTTCCTCCATGCCTTCCTCGCCCATACTCTTGACGAACTGCTTGAGGACACTTTGCACGGAGACCTTCTCGTTCAATTCGCGCAAATGGCGCGGGAGCGCTTCAGGGCCGCCGCCTACTTCGATAGCGGCGTTGAGCATACCGTTCAGCAGAGCGTAGGTTGCCTTCTGCCAGTCGGCGATGTTGGAGTCCCGAACGTCCATATAGCTGGCGCCGGTGGTCCGGAAGAAGGTATCCCAGAACATGGGATTGGTGGCAAAAGTAGCGGCGGCAGAAGCAGCACCGTTGATGATGTTGGCTACTTTGGAAGAGTTGTTCAAGACCTTTACGGTCTTGGCCGCCCCGGACAACGAAGTCCCAGCCGTGGCGGAGGCCAGCAGAGCAGCCGGTATCGCCTGCATCGTTGCGATGCCCATCTGCGTGGCCCACTGTTCAAAGGGAGACAGGTCGGCGGTGGCCTTAGCATAATGCTCCTGTGCCTGTGCAGCGTAAGCGTCCAGCTTGTCCGCCGTGTTATAAAACCAGTTGTTCACCACATCACCCTTGGCGAAATATTTCTCGTCCAGGTCCTCGATCAAGTGGATCACATCGGCGTAATCAGCCAGCATGTCGGCGGAAGCGTAGGTAGCCATCACTTCCGGAATTTCTCCGGTGTACCGGATCGTTGTACCAAGCTTTTCAGCTTGGTCGCGGATTTTCTCGAACGTTTCCTTGTTCCGCAGATATTTGTCGGAATACTCGCTATACGCTGCTGCGGCTTTTTTGTCTTCCTCGGAGGCCGTGTCCAGGAGATGGAGCACCATCCCGGTACCGGAGTCACTTGCCCGGCGGTATCCGCCGTAGGCGTCCCGGAGATACCCGGCTTCGGCCTCAAGCTCGCTGCGGAGTTCGTCGGCAAGATCGTTGTACTGTCCGGAGCTGAGCAGAAGGAGACCGGCGTATCCGTTTGTCAGCTGATCAAACAGCTCATCAGAATACAGCTCAGCGCCGTACTCCGGGGCGGTATACTCCGGAAGAGCCACAAGCTCGGCCGTGAGTCGGTCGTACTCCTCATGCAGCTCTTGTGCTTTCTTGGAGGCGCCGCGCTTACCAGCGAGAAGGAGGTTCAGCTCCTTCTGGACCTCCGCTATCTGGTCTTCCAACTCTGTCCGACGCGTACCGTCCGACCAGGTGCCTTCTGCCTGTTTCGCTTCCTTGTACTGCGCGTAGACAGACTCGATGTCTTTCCCGCTCTTCAGCCATTCGTCTCTGCTTTTGAGGTTAGCTTTATCGCTGAGCCACTCGCTCAGATAGGTGTAGTGGTCGTAAAGGCTCTGGTACTTGTCTCGTTCTTCCTTACTTGCCGCGGCCGCTTCCTTGTTGAGTGCTTTGGCTTCATCAGACATACCCTTCCACTGTGCCTTGAGCTTGTCATACTCAGCCTTGGCGTCTTTATAGGGCATGAGGTCAGGATCACCAACAACGTTTTTCCGGATGTTCCGATCGTGCTGGTCCATGATGTCCTTCAGCTCGGCCATCCGCGCCTCGATGTCAACAACGGCCTCGCTGTTACGTAGCCTGCTCTGCGCCAGATCGGCCATATACTTGGCGTCCGAAGCAGTGGCCGTGGAGAAGTCGCCTTTGGCAAGGTTGGCGTAGGCGCCGTACTTCTCCTGTGCCTGCGGAACAAAGCCCAAGTAGGTTGCTCGTGCATTCTCGTAGGCAACACGGCTCTCGTCGTCCCCGTAAACCTGATAGAGATTTTGCGCACGACGCACCAGGTTGTTCGCTCTCTCCAGATAGTCACTTAGGTCCGAGCCAAGGGTGTATGGGTCTTCAAAGGAGGGCGTTTTGAGCGCGGCCACGCTCCTGTTGATATCTCGCAGTGCAGTTACCCTGTTATCCTGTATCTGCTTCTGGTATTCCGCCGCTACAGCCGGTGTGGCCGTACGTCGAGACAGTGGCGTGCTCGTTGGGTTCTGCATGGCCGCTTGTGAAACGGAGGATGTCTGCACCGGCTGAACCTGCTGAGCCTGCTGTGTCGCGGCGCCAAGCCCACGAAGAAGCGCCTGGTTGGTTCCAGTGGTCTGCTGGGTATTGTTTAACGTCTGTTGGATTGCGCCGACAGAAGCCTGTCGGTCTTTAAGACCTGCCATATTCCTTCTCCTTTACGCCAGATCAGCTCTCCCCGATGCTTGCTTCGCCTGGTTGTAGATCAGCTGATACTCTCGTTCAGAAAGATTTTTATTGTTCACTTCGCTCCGAAGATAATAGGATGGGTCGCCGCCGGTCATGGCGATTGCGATAGCCATATCACGTATCGTCGTTCCGCCGCCTGTCCCTGTCCCGGTATCCGTGTTCTTCACACCGAGCGGGTCATCGTTAACCGGGTTCCCGTTCGAGTCGTAGTTCGGGTCCCACCCGGAGCCGCTGCCGCTCTTGTTCGCGGCTGCGAGAAGCCCGGCGTATGTGGCCAAAGTGTCAGCGTCCGCGCCGTACACCTTCTCCATGGCCTTTCTCTGCGCGTCGCTGAGCTGCTTGGAAGTCATGCCTGCCTGGAGCATAGCCATGCCCATTTCGGCGGCACTCTTCTCGGCGGCGGTCGCACCGTTGGAATTGGACAGAGCGGCAACACCCTTCGCATCCATCCCGTATACGCTGGACAGGGCCTGGAGCTGCGCATCGCTGAGCTGGTCAGGGGAGATTCCTGCCTGGATCAAGTCCATCGCGGTTGCGGCCATCTGCGAGTTCTGCGTCCGGGCGTTCTCGTCGGCGATCTGTTGTGCAAAAGAAGCCACGGCCTGCGGGTTCATCCCGTACTGCGCACCCAGCGCAGCGAGCTGCTCGTCGCTGAGCTGATCGGGGGAGACGCCGGACTGTAGAAGGCTCATGGTCATATTCGCAAGGGCCTGCTCCGTCTGCTGCCGTGCCGCAAAGGTCTGCGTTCCGTCAGAGAACCTACCGGTCAGCTCAGCCAGGGACAGATCAAGGCCGTTGATGTACTGCTGCCTGTTGGCATTGAACTCCTGCTCCCACTTGGCGATCTCGGTGTTCACCTGATCCACCGTAAGGTTGTGGCTGGCGGCGTACTGCTCGATGTTGCTCAGCTCGCTCAGGTACTTCTGCGTCAGGTCCAGCAGGGCGTCGGCCTTCTGGAACTCACCCTGCGCACGGAGATCGGCGATCTGCCGGGCCGTGTCGGTAGTGAGCTGCTGCTGAGCCTGCTGCACAGACACACGGTTCTGCGCGGCTGTGTTCTGGATGCTGTTATACTGCGCCTGACCGATTCCGCCTCTGTCGCCCCGCATCTCGGCATACAGCGCCGAATTATCCAGGGCGTTCATCTCGTCTGCGGCGATAGAGTTCATCTGGCTCTGGAATCCACTCTGAGCGCCCTGCAGAGCACGGTTCAAATCCTCCGCCTGGTTCTTCGTAGCGTAGTCGATCTGCTGGTTCGCTTGCTGCGTCGCCGCTGCGATGCGCTGGTCCAGCAGGTCAATGAGCCGCTGGGGGTCGTAGTAATTGATGCGGTCGATCTGGGCCGTGGGGTAGTCCCCCACCAGCGCGTCCAGCAGCGCCTGACGCTGCGCGGCGATCTCGTCCGGGCTCTGCCTGGGCTGGTTCATCCGCTCCGTCAGGGCGGCGATCAGTGCGTCCTGATCGGGGTTGCCGGAGCCGGTGCCGGTACCGGGCGCCGTTGTCGGGTTCATCCGGTCCTGCAGCGCTGCGATCAGGTCAGCCATCGGATCAGACACCGGGGCCGCCGCAGGAGTTGTTCCGCCATTTGTTCCGCCACCCGTGGCGGGAGAGCCGCCGGAGGAAGGGGCCCCACCGTCGGTGGAAGGCGCAGTATCCGGCGCTCCGGTATCGTCCGGGGAGGACGGAACGTTCGCGTTCAGCCCCTTGCGGGTATCAATGATCTGCTGGACAACAGGGTCTGCCCGCGTCCCGGCAAGCCCGGTAGGCAAACCCTCTGTTACTCCGGTAATGAGCTCCGGTCCGCCACCGACTCGCGTCTTCGGTACGTCACTGGGGGCGATGTTATAGGGGTTCTGCTGACCGTTGTTTGCCCGGGCTCTGCTTTCGATTGCATCCACAGAATAATCGGTAGCGGCCGCCGCTCTCTGGTCGGCGCCCTGACTCTGGTTGGCAGACCCGGTGGGCAGCCCTTCCGGGTTGCTCCACGTAGGGTTATTTACTGTATTGTTAACAGCCTGCTGTGCCATATCTCATCTTCTCCTTTATCCGTCCGCAGTGACCCACGAACTGCCGTTGTAATACTTCACCGCGCTGACGGTCACCCACGAACTGCCGTTGTAGTATCTCAGCGCGCTGGGCGTCTTCCAGGACCCGTCATAATACTTGATCGGGGGACCTGTCGGCGTAGGCGGAACATATTCCGTTACTACAAGGCTGCTTAGCTTTGACACGTTGACGTAGCGGCCCAGATATGCGGTGTTGTAATACCCCCACAGATACACGTAAAACGCGCTGCTCGTGGGGGAACTCAGCGTGACAGTAACGCTCTTTGTTCCGGCGGAGCTCAGTGTCACTGCCGTGCCGTCATTGCTGCTGTAGCTTGGCCACGAAGCCGTTGTGCTCGCTTTTACGTAATAGGTTCCTGCGGCGGAATTATACCCTTCCGTGTTGTCCGAGTGCGTAAAGGAGAACGTCACGGATTCGGTGCTCACCGTTGGAGTGATCTTTATCCGAAGACATAACGTGCCATAATTACTGTCATAGTTCCAACCGAACTGCGCCCCACCACCGTAAGAGCCGTTCTGACTGTAGCCCTTTACTTCAGTGACACTCCCACGTGTACCAGAAATAATATAGCTACTTCCTGTGACGTCCCATTCAGCCATATCACATCACCTCACGGAACGAGCCAGAGATCGCCGGTCGCCGGGCTGGACGGCGTGGAAGAACCAATGTATACCCTGCGGGCGCCCCACGTGGCCAGCGCCGGGCTTGTGATCTTGGCGCCGCCGATGCCGGAGGCCAGCTTGGCGTTGGTCACGGCGCCGTCTGCGATTCGGTCTGCGCCGAATGTCCCGCTGGTGATCTTGCTTGCCGCCAGGTCTGGAATCTGCGCCGTCCGGAATGTGGAGTAGTACAACGTGTTCATGTTGACCAGATCTGTGCCGGTAGCAACAGCAGTAGCGGCAGATAGGTTCTTGATTGCTCTGGTCGTTACTGCGTTAGTCCCCGCGCCAATTAGGGCGTTGCCGGAGGTGAATGTAGTCGCCCCGGTGCCGCCTCTGGCCACGCCGAGGGTGCCGCTGGTAATGGCGGAGGCCGCGTGGTTATGGCTCAGCGCAGCGTACACGGAATCCAGCTTGTTCTTGATATACGTGTACAGGGCAGAGACGGGTCGGCGGTAATACCCGGTGGTGCCGTCGTTGGCCTGACTGATGTAGTAGGTGCTGTCCTGCGGTGTTCCGCTCACGGCGTCAAGCTCATTACATGCCTGAACCAGAGCCGCCTTCCGAGTGGTATATCCGGTACCTCCCCGTGCTTCGCCAAGGGTATCGCTTGTGATCTTGGCCGCGGACAGGTTGGGAATATTGCTTGCGGCCCACACCACACTGTCCAGCTTGCTTTTGATGTAGTTGTAAAGCGCGGAATGCTTGCGGGGCCAGAAGGTGGCGGCTCCGGAAGAGTCCTGGCAAATGTACGTGGTGTCATCATTCGGCGTGGCCGTTACCGTGGTTTTGCTTCCGCACAGGGCGTCCAGCGCAGCCCCCAGTGTCGTCTGGCCCGTACCGCCCTTCGCCGGCGACAGCGTTCCGCTCAGGTCGCTCAACGCCGTGGGGATATCGCTTGTGTTGGCAAGCTGCTCCCAGGACAGCCATGCCGTGCCTGCGTTGTCGGTTTTCCGGAAATAGATGCGCGCAGCGTTCCTGTGGAAGAACAGCTGGTAGGCGCCGCTCTGCGCCTCATCTATGGTCAGCACATGCCCGAACTGTGCCGGCTGCTCCTTCAGATGCCCCGTCTCATTGTACCAGCCTATAGACATTCCCGGCGCATTTGCACGCCAGTACACCGGCGTGTCGTTTTCCAACGTCATCCAGTTGGACGGAAGCACTACCAGGTCCCTGATTCCCAGCGTCACATTGGCGCTGCCGTTGTAAGTCTTGTTCGTACCGCCCGGTACGGTCATCGTCAGCGCGTTGCTGAGAGCGGCCTTGATGGTGGCTGGCAGGGGAAGCTTCGTAGTGGTTCCGCTTCCGTCATACGTGACTGCCGTTCCGCCGCCGGTACCGTCAGAGCTTACGATCTGCAGCTTCCTGTTGGCGTTCGTGGCCAGCTTCGACGCGGTGGGCGCGTTGCAGTCAGAAGAATTCAGCATCTGCGTGACAATGGAGTTATCCGGAATCTGAAGCTGACTGACGACGATCTGATTGATGTAGTCCACCAGATGCTCCAGCAGCCCTGTGTCCCCGGTAGCGTCGTTGCCGTTGATATACGTTTGGATCACATCGAACAGGTACTGCATGTCCGCCCGGACCTGGGTCTCGTTGTTCTCCCGCGTGGGGAAGTCGGCCTCGTTGTTCCAGTTCCTGTCGTATTCCAGCTCAGGAAAAGTATTCTGAGACATTTATCTGTCCCTCCCTTGGAACTTGTAGAAAATCTGCGCGAAGATCACATTCAGGTCAGAGTAGTTCTCGTTATTCTCCAGCATCATCGCGAAGTGCCGCACGTGCCTGCATCCCGGGCGCCTGATCGCAACGGTGCCGTACCGGGTGACGGACAGGTCGCGGAACTCCAGATCGCGCGGGGTGAGCGAATAGGAATAGGCCCGGATCGGGGTGTAGTCGTCCCGGTCTTCCCAGTCGGTCATGTACGTCACAACGGTCTTCTCGATGGACGTGGTCTTCACGGAGAAGATCACCCGCGTCACGTCCTTCAACACATCGTAGGTCTGGAAGAACTGGGTGGGGAAGACGTACTTCTTGTAGATCGGCTGATCATAGTCCGTGAAGGAATCCACGAACACGCTCAGCTGTCCCATCGGATTCAGGTGATAGATGCGGTTGTCGTACTTCATCAGCGCCCTGGCCTGGATGTTGGTGAAGTAGAAGAAGCTGGGGTCGTGCTGGTCGCTCAGCACGTAGTCCCAGACGTATACCTCGTTGTCTATCACCAGCCAGTACCGCTCGTCGTCGTCGAAAGCTACCGTCTTGCTCGGTCCCTTGTTCCGGGTCTTCTGCACGATCCCGATCCTATCCTGTGTCCCATTGACCTTCTTGCTGATGCTGATCACGTTGTTCTCATACGCGGCGCTGCTGTCCTTCACGTAGTGAATGCCCTGCTTCGTGTTGCAGAAGACCAGGTTGTTCTCGATGAGCTGGATCGTCCACGGCAGGTCGCACCCCGTTGTGGCGTTGATGGGAGTGTAGTCCATACTGATATACACCCGACCCCCGATCGTCTCGGTTGACATAACCGCGCGGCCTATGCTGTTCTCCTTGAAGATCACCAGCATGGCCTGCTGCTTGCCGAAGCCGGTGATGGGGTCCTCCGTCTCGCCGCCCAGGTTGTATTGGTCCATGGGGAAGTACGTGGGGTCCATGGCCACGTGGTTCCCGTTCCAGAAGTACGAGTTCGGCTGTGCGCTGCTGCCGCCTACCACGATGCACAAATCTTTGCTGCCCCCGTACGCAATAGCATACGGGCAGTCCATAATGGAGTTGTACGCATCGGTATTCGCCAGAGAATACGTGATGCGTACTGTGTTGTTGACGATGGGGTAAAACACGTATGCCGGTGTGTTCAGGTGCACTTTTCCAGTGGAGGCGGTGAATGTGTACTGGCTGGAAGTAAGCGTACTCCACGTACCGTCAGACTGGAGAACCTCGATCTTCACGATACTGGTGTGGGAATCCTGTACCGGGAGGTAGTAGTCCTGTGCCGCTACCTTCGTGTTGCAGGCCAAGGTCTGCCCGGCTGTCGGCGCATCCACAAGCGTGATCTTCCCGGTGCTCCTGTCAAAGCTGTACTCGATGCCCTCAGTCAGCAGCACACCATCCAGATACGCCATCACCAGAGACGTGGTAGACGGCGCGGCAAAGGTGTAGATCTTTGCCGTGGTCGTTGTGAAGGTCTCCACGTTGTCCGTGGTTGCCGCGTTATACCAGATCGTCTTCTTCGGACTGATTCTGTTTTCCGGCTGGTACAGGGTCCCGCTTCCGTTTGTAGCATCGGCATTGATGACCGTGATGGGGACGTATGCGTTGGCCGCATCCGCCATGTTCTCTGCTACAAAGGAGGAGCCGTTCCACGTGATCCTGTAGTAGGCTCCGGGCGCCTTGTAGATCAGGTCGTCCCAGTAGCGTACAAAGGTCCCGCGTCTGTCCGTACCGATCGTGACAAACTCCGACATCGTGCTGTCAGGGTCTGTCATATCAAGAGTGTAGAGTTTTGTACCGATGTGGAAAAACGCGTGACCATAGTAGTCCCGCTCATAGGCAGCCAGACCAACTCCGCGCGTCTTTACGTCGTCACGCCATATCTGCCCCTTCCGGCAGCCAAGCGCGCCGTCCTTCCACCGCATGTTTACCATGTCGGGGGATTCATCAGGGGGAAGCATGTAGTTCAGATCGTATATGTTCAACCCGCCCGTCATGTTCTGAAAAGTCAGAACGTGCTCCTGCTTGGGCGTGGGCATGTGTGTAAGATTGACATACCCCGGCGTTCTGCCGTAGGTGGCCATTCCGTTCTTGGACATTCACTCACCCCCAGAAATTGTAGTCGCTGGGCGGGAAGTACACATCGAACACTGTGTCTGGCTCGCTCACCGGCAGCTCCATCAGGTTGGCCTTCTTCGCCTCGTACTCGTTGTACAGTGAGGCGTACAGGAAAGCGTCATCGTACATCACGATGTGGGCCGCAACGTAGTAAGGGATAAGCTCGTGCGTCTCCGGCACATTGTCCAGCTCCACGCTGTCCGGCACAGCCTGACACTTCAACCTGCAACGCATAACCTGACCCGGTTCCAACGGCGCGGTGAGCTGGATGATCCCGGTCCCGGCGTTGAAATAATAGTCTGCGTTCTGGGTGAGCAGCGTAGTCCCGACGTATACGGACAAGATCATAAGGATGTTCTGCTGCTGGAAGGCATAGCTCGTCACGGGATCACTCGTCGGGTCGCTCGGGTCTTCGCGTTCGATCGTGATGTCTTCTACAACCACGCTGTTCTGCGCGAACCTGATGGGGTACCGGTAATACTCCACGATGCTGTCTTCCGGCAGCCGAACCGGAACGATGATCTTGTTCCGGCCAATGTGCTTGATCTGCGCGAACCGGGTGTAACCTCGTCCGCGCGGCTGAGGTACCAGCAGACCGGAGCCACGGAGCTGCCACATGTCGGTGGGCATCGTGTATACCCTGGACCGGGCAGTGTCTTCATACGAGAGTTCGGAGAGCATAACCGACTCGGGGATGAACTTCGCCGTGGTGGCGATGTCCATCATCGCCGCATTGATCAAGCCGGGGATCTTGTCCAGATAGTCCTGCTGGTTGTTATAGGTTCCGGGGATCGTCTCTCCGGCGATCTCCTCCTGATGAATTAGCTGCAGGGACATATCCCGTACTTCTCCGTACGTCATGCTGCAACCTCCTTGCTATAAATAAAAGCCGGGGTTTAACGTCCCCCGGCACGACGATTGAGGGCTTAACCCTGATTGATGATGGCGCTGCCCACAGCAACGGCCTTGCCGGCGCTGGTGACCTCGGCCACGGTGACCCAGGTGTTGGTGCTCAGGCTGCCAACCTCGAGAGGATTGGAGCTGAGGGACACCCAGCTGTCGGTACCGGCGGCCAGAGAGTCATTGTACGCCACGGCAGCCTTGCCGGTGCCCAGCTTGTACAGGTACACGTTGGTGGCGTCAGCGGGAGTGCCGTTCACGTAGATCGTGGTCTTGCCCACATCAGTGGCGGCGGTGCGGACGTCCAGGGTACCCAGGACAGCCTGAGAGCCGTGGTAATAGATTGCGTTCAGCTTCTCGTTCAGCACGAAGCAGTCGAACAGGAAGCGGCCTTCAACCACAAAATGTTATCGCGGGGGCTTTTTATCCTCCGCCTCTTACAGTTTCCTGTAAGTTCAGCATATATTTTCACCCTCGTTTTCACGGTCGGGTGCCGGACACTCTTGGCAGGATTATATTCTGTAAAACAGGTTCACCTGCTATGCGTTACGATGCCAGCGAGTCTTTATCCTCGCTGGTTATCTCGGTATTATCTTGCCTAAGCCAATCCTCAAACTGATCACGGGTATTGTGATAGTAGGAAAACAAATGGTGAAACCGCATATGGCAATCCGCGCACAGTGTGACACCATTTTCAATGTCGTATCTCTGCTCGGGGTAATCCGTATAAGAGTTCAGGTGGTGCGCGATCAGGTTTCCTCCACGGGAATCTCCGCACACCTGGCACGTATACTGATCTCTCTTATACACGGCTTCGCGCCAGACAACGTTGCTTCTGGTGTCCCGGTGAGCAATTCGTTCTTCGTCTGTCAAATTTGGGTTATATGAGTGATGCCGTTCCCCACGCGGTCGTGCGCAACTGGGGCAAACTCTGCCTTGCCCCCGTAAAAACTTCTGGAGCCGGATAGACACCGGGTGTCCACAGGCAGCCACGTAGTCGATTACCTTATAAACACGTCGTCTGGTTCCGCTTTCCACTATTTCTCTTGTAATACCCGTTACCTGACAGCCCTCTTCCGCGAACATCGCCATGATATCAACATCATCATAGTTCAAACGAGAGGAATGCCGGCGCTTGATGAGACGCTTGTCGTCGCCAGAGGGATTCAGTATTGAGTCATTCATGCTTTTTCCTTCCCTTCACACCTTCTTAACTTCACTTCCTTCAGTTAAGAAGGTGTGAAGGGAAGATGCTCGGAGACCGTTTTTGGCTTAGGTTTAGACCTCCACCGATATTGCCCGGTTTTTCGTTTTTCACGGATTACGCCGCGGGCTGGCTGATTTGACGCGACCAGCCGGAGAGACCCGGAGGATTGTCATGGATCTTATAATCCTCCAGAATCTTGGGGGCGCAGGCAGCGATGGGGTGGGTCAGAATGAAGGCGCAGCCCAGGGGCAGGCGGGTGGCGGGGACCTTGACGATCTTGCAGCCGTCAACCTCACCGATGACGCCCTTGATGAGCATCTCCTGAGACTTGTCGCCGTACTTCATGAACGCGGGGTCCTGCTTCAGCAGGTTGGCGAAAGAGTAGGAGCAGAAGGCAACCCGGCCCTGATCGGGCACGTTGGCGTTGCCCAGCTTCTCCATACCGGCCAGGAAGCTGGAGTAGGCGTTGCTGGAGCTCACAGCGCCGGTGGCGTTGTTGCCCGCGGCGGTAGCCACGGCGGCCAGCTTGTTGAACACGTAGGTGTCGAAGTAGGGCACCAGGACCTCGTTCTGCTCGCGGGACAGGGCCTTGCCGGCGTCCATGACCATCTGGGACATGACCTTGTCGCCCTTGTCGATGACGAAGGTGAAGGCCTTATCCTGGGTGATGGTCATGCTCTGCACGTTGCGGGTCAGATCATTGGCGGTGCCATACCGGGTGGTGCCGCTCTTGGAGTAGTTGCCAAGAGGGGCGACGGGGATGCTGTAGACCTTTACGGTCTCAACACCGGTGAACTCGTAGTCATTGTTGAGAGCGAGCATGGCCTGGGACTCACGGGTGAATCTCTCGTCGACCTGCTTCGCGTACTTACTGGCAAGATTGATACCAGCGGCCATAATCTATCATTCCTTTCTGAATGGCCGCGGCAGAACCAATTACCAGCTGTCGGAGTTGAATCCTCTGAGGAAATCGTCTTCGGGGGAAGTGTCTGTCTTCCCGCCGCCTGTCACGCCCAGTCCAGGCGCGCGCTTTGCCGACTCTTGGTTCTGCCGCAAAATTTTGTTTTCGTGTTTTGCGGTTTCCGCATCGGCTTTCGCTTTCCCCGCCACGAACTCCGCGTACGCCTGCGCCAGCGGTTTACCGGCTACGGCAGCCTGGAGTACGGATTCCGGGAGCTGCTGCCCTCGTGCATCGGGGAACGCTTCAAACAGAGCTGTGACCTCTCTCCGGAAGTCGCGCTTCGGCGCGGCGGGAGCGGGCTGATCGGGCTTCACTTCCGGCGCCTTGGCCTGCGGTGCTGCTTGGAATTTACGGGTAATGAAATCCCGCGCCATCTCTTCGGGGACGTTGGGATGATCGCTTATGTAGTTCTGCACGGCGTTTTCGATCACGCCGTTGCGCAGTGCGGTCCTGTCCTCGAAATCCAGGCCCTTCGCGATCGCATCCCACGCAGCCAGCTCGGTCTCCATGCCGGAGTACCTCTGCTGGAGGGCGGCCACCTGATCCTTGTAGGGAGTCAGCTCGGCCACCTTCTGCTGGTAGCGATCCATTACCGCAGCCTTCTGGTAGAGTGTCGGCAGCTCTGAAATGTCAAGCTCAATGTCCTTGTCCTCGTGATCCACGGTTGCCTTGAACCTGAGCTTGTCGGAGGTCGCGGGCTGCGCGGCCGTGGTGGGGTCGCCGTTTCCTTCGCTCTCCCCGGTCCCGGCGTCCTCTTCCGCGGCAGTGGTAGTGCCGTCGGACGCCTCCTGCTTTTCGCCTTCCGCCTCGGTACCGTTGTCCTCCTGAGCGTCCTCAGCAGGTGCGGTGCCCCAGCTGTCCGGGTCGAAGATGTCGGCGCCCTCCGCCCAGCCGTCAGGCAGGATGGCGTCGAAATCCTCTTCGTAGGATCGGACCGTGCTTTCTGTTTCAGCCATAAGGGTCTCCTTTCTTCATGGTGAGAAGAATGTTGTATTTGCGGGCCTTTCGGCCATTCGCACATAAAAAGAGCACGTCAGCCCCGGGAGGCCGCGTGCATGTTCCGTATGATCTTTTGCGCTCGCTTTGGCAGATCGGCGTACCGATCCTGCATATTAGGCGTCATACGGGCCAAAGCCTTGTCAGGGGACAGTGCACCACCGGCCACGGGATTTGTTCCCGACGGCGGTATCCGGTGCCTGGCGGCTTCCTGCGCACCGAAGGCGGCCTCCTGGTCTTCGGTCATGGAACCGATCGCCTGGCCGTCTGAGCCCGGGATAATGCCGTTTGCCATCTGCATCTGCTGCTGCTTTGCCAGCTCCTGCTCCTGTGCCTTGAGCTTCTCCTTGAGATCGTTGATCAGCTCCATCCGCATGGGGATGAACCGATCCGGGATTCTCTCCAGATACTGGATCGCGTCCAGCATCCCATCCCGGCGCAGGTTGTCCAGCGTCTGGACCATGGCGATCTCACTGTAGTATGTGGAGGCGCCCACGTTCACCTTGACGTTCAGCCACAGATTCTTGAACTGGGAGAAGTCGTAGCTTTCGATCACCTTGCGGGTGATCTTGTGGGTCATCATCCCGTTGGTGAACGGGTCGATCTGCGCGGCGCCGTCCGGGCCCATAACAGGCTCCTCAAACTCACGCTCACGCACGATGGGACGCTCACCATAGTACGTCCCCATGAAATCCAGGAGGATGTACCCGATGTCCTTGTACCACTCGTACAGGCCAAAGCGTGGGTTCTCCAGCGGTACGTCAGACGCGCTCTGCAATACCATCAAGGCGGAGGTGTTGTCCAGATTCGCGCTGCCCAGCTGGGCGTCCGTGGCGCCCAGACAGTCCTTCGTGTACGCGATGGCCTTATCGATGGTGGCGATGATCTGGTTGGACATATCCGCGGGCTGCAGGTTATACGCCACAGAGTTCACGCCCTGCCCTGGCTGCAGTCCCCGGATCGCGATGGCCTGACCGATCTCGTTCGTCCACTGTCCTACCACGTCCGCGTTATACAGCGTCTTGGGGAAGCCCAGAAGCTGCAGGTGGCGCATGACCATGGAGAACATACTATTAATGAAAATCTGATTCGGGATGATCCCGGTCACCAGGGCTCGTCCATGGTACTGGTTCTTCTGCCGCTCCCAGTTGCCCCACGCGATGGGGTATCGGGTCAGCCCGGTGTCGATATCCTCGTAGATCGTGGTGCTCTTGGTGGCCTTCGTGACATGCACCGTAGTCACCCGGTGCCGCACTGTCTTGGTCTTGAACTGCGGCTGCCCGGTCATATCCAGCACCAGGTTTCCGTCCTTGTCTTTAAGGGGAACGGGATTACCGGCCTTGTCCAGCACCGGCTCCTGCAAAGGCATCCCGGTCTTGGGGTCAATGGCATCCTCTTCCTTGGACACCTTGAAGTACATGATGCAGTAGAGCGCCTTGCCGTGCCCGTCGTCGTCGGGTATCAGCTCGTGGTGCCCGCCCTGCGCCGCCTGCCACGCCGTGTCGTAGTCAGGCTGAATGGTCTCCCGCTCCAGTTTGTCAACATGGTGCTGCTCAGCCTCAAAGCGCAGGTTCTCCACAGTGTCGCGACCGATCAGCAGGATATAAGGCTGGGCTTCCACGTTCCGGTTGTTCGGGTTGCCGAACATCACGTTGATGCCGTCCACCAGCTCCATCCTGATCTCACCGCGGTGGGGGCCATACGCGCCGCCAAACGGGAGTGCGTTGGGGTCCCAGTAGAAGTGCGCGCAGTAGTCGCCGGTCTGCACCGCGTCGAACAGCGCCTCCCGGGTCCGGTACTCCATGTGGAACTTCTCCATCAGGTTGTTCACTTCCGCCGTGGCAAAAGCCGCGGCGTCGGAGTCCGGGTCCTCCACGTTGCTGCCGTCGTAATAGGCGAGCGGCTCAAAGCTCAGCGTGGTGGCGCTGGAAGTGATGGACGCCACGAAAAGGGAAGCCACACGCTTGATGATGTTGAACGTGGGCTTCGGCATCCGGCTCATGGCCGGGGTCTCGGGGAGGTGCAGCCACTGGTTCCCGGCGAAGAACTCGATGTTGGTATTGACCAGGCTGTACTGGTTGGGGATCAGGGAGTTGTTGTACGACCGTCCCGCCTCGTAGTACTGCCATACCTTGGTCTTGTCTGCCTTCTTAGGGTCCATTCATCTTTCACCTCTCCTTCAGCAGATCAGAGACAGAAGCAACGCGTCCGTAGGCCATGTCAGGGTTGTAGTTCAGCATCATCTCAAACGCCTGCTGGTCCTGCTGGAAGCGCTGCTTCTGTTCCTCCGTCATGGATTCATGCACGACCTTTCTGTTGTGCTTCTCGTAGGCGATCCGAAGTCGCCAGCCGGTGTATGCCCCGGCCATGAAGAGGAGCAGCACGGCTATCACGCCTACTGCCCCGTAGAGTATGTATGTCATTTATGTGCTCCTATAAATAGCCGGAACTGAGCAGTCTCAGTTTGTACGAGTTACATCGGATCGTCTTCGTGGTGCTCGGGGAAGTCATCCCCGGAAGTGGCCGAGTAGTCAGCATTAGCGTACAGCGAGGGGTCATAAACCGTGAAAGTATAGTGTGGGCTTGGAACTGAATAATGCTCTGCGCTCAAAACACTCATATATGTTCCCGCTCCGTCCCCACCATCACTGAAAAGGACTACGCCACCAGCGCCATAAGCATCGAACATTTCAGCAGCTGTTTTGTCGCACGTAAGCAGCCCGGTGTCTTGTGACCTTTCCGTAAGCACTACCAGCACACCGCCGCCGCCGGAACCGCCGCCCTCGGACAGCTCCTCGATCTTGCCTGCGATGTCATCATAGAAATGCTCTTCACGGCTGAGAGGTTCGATGGACACAGCCTTACCAGCAATCTTCGCCATGAACTTCTCCCAGCGACTCAGGGGGTTCCAAACTCATTTATCTCTCCTCCTTGTAGTACTGCGCCGTCGACACACCGATCAGCGTACCGATCAGCAGGCTCAGCGCCGCGCAGGTAGCCAGCACTTCCTCACCGAAAGGCCAGCCCCAGATAGCAGACAGGGTGCGGTAGCACACACCGATCGCGTCCAGCGCGATCAGCGCGATCCACTTCAGGATGTCATACGCTTTGTCACTCAGTCTCATGTTCGTACCTCCCAGTTCAAAACTTCCTTGTAAATCTTATCTACGAATGAGTTCCCGCCCAGGGCCTTGTACGCCTTGTATTCCAGGATGAAGTTCTCCAGCTCGTACTGCCGGAGACTGTCCTCGTCCTTGTGGCGGTAATACGTCCGGAGCATGTCGGCCCGGAGCGTGCACTTCTGCGCGTTCTTCACATCGCCGAAGCCCAGTATCTTCTCCCGGATCGGCTTCACCAGGAGGATCAGAAGAGTGATGATCGCGGATACCCCGCTTACGTATTGAACAAGCATCAAGAACATTTCCCTCTCACCTCCCCAGCAGGGCGGCCCAGGTAAGAGGTCCTACCTCTCCGTCGTCATCCAGCTTTGCGGCCCGCTGGAACACCTTCACCGCGGCCTCGGTCTCCCCGCCGAAGTCACCGTCCACACCGTAAGTGGGGAGTTTACACCCGTGGGCCAGCAGCAGCGTCTGGAGCATCCGTACGCTCGTCCCGGTGTTCGCCCGGACCAGGAACGGCGCCACCACCAGACACACCTCCTGTGTCGTCTTAGAGGCCGGGGGAGCCTCATCCGCGCCGTAGTACCGCAGCACGCAATCCCAGGGGTAACTATAGTAGGCCCGGATCGTGATCTCGCGCCCCGTCTGGTCCCCGCTCTGCCCGCCACTCACCGTGCCTTTCTCGTTCAGGGATGCCTGCACGAGCTGACCGCCGCCAATGTACAGCGCCGTGTGGTTCTTCTCGTTCAGCAGCACATCTCCGGCTTTCAGGGTGTCGTCCGCCACCACCCGGAAGCCTGAACGGAGAAAGGCTTGTTTCATATTCCCCGTATACGTAGCGCCCTTGGAGCGAACGTCCACACCGGCCTGCTGATACGCCGTAATCACGAGGGCGGAGCAGTCGTAATTCGGCCCCCAGCGGGAGACCTGATCGTAGCCGTGTGTGTCGTCCTGGGCAATTCCGATAGCCCAGTTGACGGCTTTCTCCGCGGCGGTCATCACGTTGCCGCCTCCCCGTGCTCATAGTGCTCGCTGCGCACCGTCATTCCGTCCCCGGTGACGATCATGGCCGTGTGCATGGGCAGCGCGGACACCGCCGCCACGGACAGGATGCTGTGATACCGGGCCTCCGCCTCCTGCCAGTTCTCAAACGTGTTCACCGGCGGCATCGCCACGGAGCCGTCCGCCAAGGTCTGCAATTCCATCACGAGATACATGTCTGTTCCTCCTCAACTGAACGAGAGTGTAATGGGGTTTGCGTCTATGCAGCAAAGCGTGGTATTGGAAACGCCTGTGATGGCCGCGCTCTTCGTCATGCGGATCAAGACCGTGTTGTCCGCGATCTTCGTTGCGGTTGTCGACCAGCTGCTGCTGCTCAGCCAATCGGTGTTGTCGCCGCTCCCATCCAGTGCGCCGGTGTCGCCGATCAGCGCACCCTTCAGCGCGGTGACGGTGACTGTGGATATATTGGCCAGAGACTTCGGCACGGTAACCGTCAAGTACACACGGTGGGAGGAGCCGGTCACGTAACCGCTGACCGGGACATAATTGTTCAGCGTGAACGTGTCGCCCGCCTGATAGTACGTGTCGCTTTCCTGCGCAACTCGCTGCCAGGTGCCCTGCCATGCAGAGCTGCCGTTTGAGCGCCGCACATAGATATTGCCGCGTTCCCTGGTGATAAAGAGCTGATATACATACTCGGAAAGCGGCGCATAATTAATGAGCACTCCAACCGCTGCGGGCTGGTCTGTGAGATGCCCGGAGGAACTGTACCGCCCCCAGCCGCTCCCCAGCGCCGCCCAGTTCGCCGGGGTATCGTCAGTCGTGGCGGCAACAGGGTTCGGCCCCAGATAACCGAGGTCTCCGAACGAAAGCGCCTGGGCTTCGCTGCCGTCAAAGGTCTTGTCCGTGCCACCAGGCACGAGCATCGTCAGCGTGTGGGCCACCTTTGCCGCCGTGCCCGCAGACGTGATATATCCCGCGTCGTTGACCAGCTCGCTGACGTTCTCCGGCAGGCCGAACATAATCGCGCCGCCTGTCCGCTTCAGCTCCGGCTCGTAATATCTCACCCGTTTGCCCTCGGACAAGTCAGACACCTCCTATCTTCGTCATGCTGCCGGTTATGGTGTTCGGGTCCATCGCACTGTACGGATCGAACAGCACGTCGCCGTCGAGGAATTTTTCCTCGGCGGTTTTGAAATATCTCTCCTCCTCAGTTATTACCGGCGCTTCGTAGGCGCCGGAAGAGAACAGCATATAACTGAGGGCCTGCGACACGGAGTCGCAGATGTCGTCATGCGCCGCTGCGGGGAAGGCCGCGAACTGGTCCACCATCTCCGAGACCCACGGCGCCCCGACCGGCAGGAACACGTGCCCGGACTCAATAGCCGGTGCAATCGCATTTACCCGCGCCTCCTTACCGCCTCTTGGATTGACAGGTATGCAGAACATCTCCCGCTGCAGCACGGAGATGATCGCGCTGCCGTTCGCCTTGTCCTCTATCAGCACCGCCGTCGCCCGGGGGAAAAGCGCGCGGACGGACCGGATCGCCTGCAGCGTACCGGGGAAGTCCAGGTGCTGGTTCAGGCAGTACCGGCAGTAGTAGTTCAACCCTCGCTTGCCCCACACCGTGATGGCTACGAAGTCGTTGTTCTTCCCGCCCTTGAACGTGGCGTCTACACTGATGACCTCCGTACCGAACGCGGGTATGTCGTTGGGGTTGTAGTACTGCCACCAGTTGCGCTTGATGATGTCGCCCTCCTCTACCCTCGGAGAGCACATGTACAGAGCCGACCACGCCCGCGCCCCGCCTTCGGGGTCGCGTATGTAAGCCGGTTTGAAGTCAGCCAGCCAAGCAGCGTCCTTCCCCAGCTCGGGGCAAAGGGGCTCACCTGGTTCGCGTCCCAGGGGGTCATCCTGCTCGGCCTCCACTGGGAGCCGCAGCAGGGTGACGTTGTGCTCAGTGTTGAGTATCCGCGCGGCCAGGTCGTCCTCGTGCCAGGGGGTCATGATGAGGACCACCTTCGCGCCGGCCGAGAGTCGAGCCTTGAGCGTGTTCTGCCACTCGTCCCATATCCGGTTCCGGAGCGTCTCGCTGTCCGCTTCCATCCTGTTCTTTATGGGGTCGTCTATCAGCAGAAGGTTGGCCGGGTTGCCCGTGATGCCGGACATAATACCGCGGCTGATCATCCTGCCGCGGTGATTGGTGAGCTCGAATTCGGTGGCGCGGTCGATTTCGCCGATTTCCTGGGAGAACAAAATCGCGCCGAATTGCTTGATCTTTTCTTTATTCCGCCGGGCAAATCGCTCGGCGGTTTCTTCGTTGTAGCTGGCCTCTATGATCCTCGCGGTTGGATACTTGCCGAGATACCAGCTCGGCAAAGACTCGCTGATCGTCATGGACTTACCGTGCTGGGGTGGGGCCTCGATGACCAGGATGTCGTACGCGTTTCCCGTAGGCGTCTCGATAAATTCCTGCACCTTGTTGGCGAGGAAGGTGGACATGCGCGTGGGTATCCAGTCCGGGTGAACATACGCCAAATACGAGGCATAGTTTCTCCGGGCCAGTTCCCGTGCCGCCAATTCGCCGTATAGGATGTCGTACTCACTCGGCACGTTTTTCGTAATTTCCATAGGCAATAGAAGACTCCCACGGGGTGAAAGGTAGGGGGTGTAAAAGGAGGGAAGGGTCACCCCGTGGGGGTGAGATGGTACGGATATGCGGCGCTGTACGGATATGCGGCGCCAGCGGGGATATACGGCGCCAGCGGGGATGGGATGGTGCTGGCGTGGTGTATCGGGTTGCGGTTTTGAATCCTGAAATTTACTCGCATTTTTATATTTAAAGGGAAATGGAGAACAGCACCTACCGTTACCGGACATGGGGGACCCCGTGGGTCATCCGACGTGGCTCTTGCCTTCGTCGCGACCTGGGTACCCCTATCTTTCGCTGGAGAAATAGTGGGGGCCACCCTTCGTCGCGCGCTGGAAAATCTCCTGTAAAGTTTCAGCGCGTCGGCGACATTCCCCTCCCGCTTCTTTTGCTTTGCAAGCGGGAGGGGAATATGTTTCCCCCGTTTGACATTTTGTTTCGGAGGTTACCCCAAATGAAGAACGTTGAGCTGTTGGAGAAGTTGGAGAACGTGGATGCTGACGCGCTGGATAAGATCGGCCGTTCGATCTTCCGTGACCTGCGCGACAAGCTGTACAGGCTGGTCGTATTCGCCGGACTGGGCGATGCGACAGCCGATCAGGAGGACGTCTACGATGCGGAGTGCATCGAGATAAGCCAGTTCGACGACGAAGAGCTCGACACTCTGATTGACCTCTTCTGATCCCAGCGGCTTCTGGGGGTTGAGCCTATCAGCCCCTACCACAAATAGGGTGGCGACCTATCCGCCATAACGAAAGGAGATTCCTATGAAAGCTATGCAGATTAAGAAGTCCGTGAAGGCCGACGCATTCCGTGCCAGCAACCCCAAGGGCCACTACACCGCCAAGTGGTGGGAAGGCAAGGGGGATAAGGCCGCCGCTGAGAAGTCCGCTCAGCAGGTCATCCTCACCTGCAAGGAGATCGCCAAGTCCGACGCATTCAAGGAGGAGACGCGGCGCAGGGCAAACGAGCTCCTGCCGCTGGCCACGCAGGTCCGGGTCATGGCCGGGAAGCTGGAGACCACGGACGAAGAGGCCCGCATCGCCGCCTGGCAGATGGAGGTCTACATGCTCCGCACCTGGAACTACGACACGGTGGAAGCCCGCAAGACGCTGAAGCACCCCTGGGTGAAGATCGCCGAAAAGAAGAAGGCTGAGCCGAAGGAGGAGGCGAAGCCCGCTCCGAAGACGGCGCCCGCCAAGAAGACCACCGCGCGCAAGACCAAGGCCGCCGCGCCCAAGTCCAACGAGGACGCGCTGGCTGAGAAGCTGGCCGGGCTCGATAAGGACAAGCTCCTGGCCGCCATCCTGGCCGCGCTGAAGTGAGGTGGTCGTGAACGTAGACTACTTTATGGCCTGCTACCGGGAGCTCCTGAAGAAGGGGCTCTCGGAGGAGGAAGCCTGCCGGGAAGTCTGGGGTGACCTGTTCCAGGAAAGGGACTACGACTTCGGACTTGACAGCCGGTATAACTGACGACACGAGAGGCGGGGCTCCGGCCCTGCCTCTCAATTTTTTTATTGAAGCTCTGGATTCCCCTCCGCTACACACGCCAGCTCATGCGCGCGCGACGTGTCGGGCGGGCGCAGTCACACAGCCGACACACCGACGCAATTTCGCGCGGGATCACCACGTTCCCGTGTCGCATCTTTCCTGTGTCACGGGTGATCTCCCTCCGTTACACACGCCATACTTCCCGGCAAAAGTTCCCCGCTTTTGCCGTTGTATATCTGTGCTGGATTTGTTAGGTTGCCCAGAAAACGTAGGAAATTCAAGGGGTTGGTGTCCTGCTCACCCAAAAAGTGCAACACTTTTGCAACAGCTTCAATCCTTTTTCCGGTTTTCGGCGAGCCGGGCCAGCTGTTCATCGGACAATTTGCTCAGGTCAAGCGTCTCGAGCGGGCGGTTATCAAGGTTGCCCAGCTCCAAACCCTCGCGCGGCTTCTCCCCGATCGTGTCACGCACATATCTGATAGCTTCCACGTCGCCCGACTGTGCTTTATTAGACACAGCCCAGTTGATACTGTCGGCTATGTTGCCATCAAGCCCCATAGTTTGTAGCATTTCACGCTTCGATGCGTCTTGTTCGGGCAGCGCGAGTATCTGTCTGAGGATTTCGGCCTGCGTTTTCTTCAGGATTCGCGCTTGTGCGGAGGCTTTTCCGGCCTTGCTGCACCTTTCTCGTATCTGTTCCGGTGTTAGATCGCTGTTAAGTCTGAGGTTTGGGTAGTCCGACTGCTTGCCGCCGGGCTTAGGATACGGCATACAATTCACCTCCATGTGATAGTAAAACCGGAGAGGCTTCAACCTCTCCGGTTCCGATTTCTCTATCGTAGTTATACCACACGAGGGTACTGCATTTCACTGCACACTTTCACAGCGTCTTGAAGCAGAGGATCGTCAACATGAGCGCGATGTACCACAGCAGGAGGATCGCCACGTCTATCTTTCTCGGTCCTCTGTCGTTCTTCATTCAGCCTGCCTTTCCGGGTGCGCCTTGTCATAGTTGTCCACCCACTCCGAGAGGATGGCGTTGATGAGGAAGCCCATCCTCACGCCCTTTTCATCCGCGATCTCCGCCAGCTCATCCGCCACCACCAGATCAACGGGCGCCGTCACCTCGGAAAAGCCCATGCTGATCTCAGGATTCTCCCGCCGGAAGGACACGTATCTCTCCACGAAATTCTTCAGCAGCTCGTGCGCAGTCTTGTCATCCTCATGCGCGTACCGGCTGAACTCCTTGAACACATCCATCCTGACCCGGCATGTCATGGACTTCATGTTCTCGCTGTCCCACTTCCTGCTTGCGTTCTTCTGTGCGTTCGTCGTTGCCATGTCGCAACCTCCTTATATATTTTCTACTGTTGACAGTATAGCACATCTCACATCTACTGTCAACAGTATTTTTGAAAAAATTTTTTTTTCACGTCGCTGCGTGTGTTAACGCGTGATTCGTACCCCTTATTTCCTACTGCTCCCGAAGGGAGCAGGAAATAAGGGGTACGAAGTTTACCGGCTGGCCGCCGAAGAACTCCGCCGCCAGTTCCGAGCCCCGACAAATTTGCGAACAAGGAGATACACGTTATGGCAAACGAAATCATGACCACCGAGGAGCAAGCCCCCATCACCTGCGTCTGCTGCGGCTGCATCATCGAAGGCGAGGCCATCGAAACGGCCGACGGGCCTGTGTGCGAGGACTGCCGGGACTTCTACTACGTGGAATGCGAGCACTGCCATCAGCTCATCCACGTAGACAACAGCATCACGGCTCGTGCGAGCTGGTCGTCCTATGCCACGGTTTGCGAGGACTGCGCCGAGAGGGACTTCGTGCAGTGCACCGACTGCGAGGAATATGTCGACCCCAACCTCATCACACTCAGCGATGCCGCCCACGACATCTGCGACCGGTGCGAAGACGACTGGTGCGTATGCGACAACTGCGGGGAAGTCCTGCCCCGAGACAATGCGTACTGGAGTGAGCGCCACGAGGAGTGGTACTGCGAGGACTGCCGCCCGGACGATGACGACGGCGACGAGGAGCTGGACTCCTACGAGTACAAGCCCAGCCCCGTGTTCGGCACGACGGACGAACACGACGGGGCTGACTACTACGAGGGTGACGAGCTCGTGATGGGGGTGGAGCTGGAGATGGATCACGGCCAGAGCGTCAACCGCTGCGTCCGTGACCTGCGGGAGATCAGCGACCGCATCTACTGCAAGCACGATGGGTCGCTCGATGACGGCATCGAGTTGGTCACACATCCCGGCACTCTCGCCTGGCACATGACCCGCCTGCCGTGGAAGAAACTGTGCCAGACCGGACTCGACCACGGCTTCAAGTCCCACGACGCCGGGACCTGCGGCCTGCATGTCCACGTCGGTCGGCATGAGCTTGGCAAGAATCGTGAAGCTCGAAGCTCCGCCATCGGCAAGATCATCCTGCTCATGGATCGTCTGTGGGATGAGCTGTACTGCTTCTCCCGGCGCAGTAGCACGAGGTGGTGCGCCCGTACGGAAGTGCTATACAAGCTGACCGACGCCACGTCCACGAACAAAGCACTCCGGCTCGCTCGCAACGAGGCCAACCGTGACAGGTACGTGGCTCTCAACCTCGGCAACGATGATACGATCGAGTTCCGCCTGTTCCGTGGCAGCCTGAAGTACACCACGGTGTTCGCCACTCTCCAGCTCGTGCAGAACCTGTGCGAGTTCGCCATGACTCACACGGTGCAGGACTGCATCGATGCCCAGTGGTCAGACGTGCAGCACTTCAGCGAGTTCAGTGAGCTGAACGATTACGTGGCTGATCGCTTCGCCGGTCACGAGTTCCCGGCCAAGCCCAAGGCTGTCGTGTTGGGCAGCGTGGCGCCGCATGAGTTTGTCGTCGGCGATGTTATCTGCCTGAACTCAATCGAGTACACGATCATGGGCATCAATGCCGAGCTCGACGAGGCATACCTGTTTGTAGCCGAAAGCGGCCGGTATCAGGGCAACTGCCACGGACTCGTGGCTGACAGACACGGAGCCACCGCCCGCCTGTCCGACATCACGGATAACGCCGAGTTCGTCCGGCACCTTGACCCGATCCCCGAGGAGTACAAGTACCACGCCCCGGTTGACTTTGACTTCCGCATCGGTGATCGGGTTACGCTCAACGAGTTCGGCCGTCAAGTCAATCCCCGTCACATGTCCGATCTCGTGGGAACCATCGTGGAAGTAAACGGCGTTGGAGCAGACATGGAAATCTGCATAGCGTTCGACGGATTCACCCGTGGGCACAACGGCCCATTCCTCGGCTCGGATCGCATGGACTGCTGGTTCCTTAACGCCCGTGAAATCCAGCACAGCCCGGAGCCTTTCGCTCTCGGCGACCGTGTACGCCTCGTGGATGAGAGCCTGTACGACGGAAGCCTCGACACCGGTAGGGTGTACCGGCATGGCAACCGCATCGGGAACGTGGTAATCGTAGACCGGGATCAGTGTGAGGTACAGTGGGACGGACTCGACGGAAATGGCAACGGCCACAGCAGCGCACGTAACACATGGTTCGTCCCCAACCGGTGGCTCCGCCACGTGGCCCACGACGCTCCGGCTCCTGTGAATCGCGTCACTATCAGCGAGACCGAGAACCCGATTGTGAACACCATCACAACCAGCACCGGCACGACATTCCCGTTTATCCGTATAACGCCGAGCGATGCCCATACCTTCACCCTCGACACCACGGGCATCGCCCGGGCCGTAGCAAACACCACCTCCGGCTCCGGCTCCATGTGAGCCGGAGCGACACACAGAAAGGAGAGATGTGTATATGTGCATCATCGCAGCGAAAGCAAGCGGAGTTAAACTCCCCACCCACGAAGCGTTCATCAACATGTGGTACAACAATCCGGACGGCGCCGGACTCATGTACACGAAAGATGGCAAGGTGCAAATCGAGAAGGGCTTCATGGAATACGAGGACTTCTCGACCCGACTCGATGAACTCAAGCAAGAGATCGACACAACTGCCACACCCATGGTGTTCCACTTCCGCATCGCCACGCACGGCGGAGTCAATGCAGGATGTACTCATCCGTTCCCTGTGACGGACAACGTGACCGTGCTCCAGAAGCCCAAGGCAAAGACCATGCTCGGCGTCGCACACAATGGCATCATAGACATCACACCTCGCAAAGGTCTGTCCGACACCATGGAGTACGTAGCCGCCCAGCTCTTCCCGTTGTACAAAGCACTGCCCAAGTTCTACGACAACAAGTGGGCTCTGACTCTCGTGAAGAACGCCATCGACAGCAAGATGGCACTGCTCACGTCGGACGGTGACATTCACCTGATCGGGAAGTTCGAGGATGACGAGGGCATCAAGTACAGCAACCACAGCTATGCGTATCTGTGGTCGTACCGTGGCGGTAAGTTCTCCTCGTACAGCGGAGGGGCATGGACATCGTGGGATGATGACGACTACTGGGATGATTACCCCGGCTATCGTGATTATCGTGACACGGACAAGAGCAAGGGCAAGAGCAAAACCGGAGGGAGCAACGTCATCCCGCTCCTGCCTGAGCACACAGTCAACCGTCTGCTCATGCCTGTGTATCTCGTGGACGGCTGCATCAAGACCCCGGACGGAGAGTACTTCTACGGCGTGGAATGTGAGGACTTCTTCATCGACTCCACGCAGAGGGTGTGGTACTACGACGTGGAGCAGGAGTGCTGCTGCATCCTGCCTGAGTTCACCGCCTATGACGACAAGGGTGATGTGCTCAAGTGGGACATAGACCTCGCCGAATCCACACCGTGCGAGCTCCTGTACTGATATGAAGCCGCCGAAGAAGATCGACGTACTCGTTCTGCTGTGCTGGTATATCGCCCTGATGCTCACCATCCTGTGCATGAAGTCGTTGTGAAAGGAGAACGTACATGTGGATGACCGACGAAGCCTACACCTTGCAAGAGACCAACCGTGAACGAGCCATCGTGAAGAAGAGCGCCGCCCATCGTAAGGGCGGCGCAAGGAGTAAACGCTGCTCGCTCCCGTCCGACGGGATGACGCGCAGACAATGGGAAAGGAGAAACGGAGAAGTGATCACGTATAACCTGAGCAAGCCTATGACCTACGCGCAGTACAAGACCGTCCCTTCGTATGAGAAGGGGAACTACCTTCGAAAATGCCTCGACAATGGAGCCTCCTTACATGCTATCGCTCTCATGCTTGGCGTCTCGGACGTCACCGCCCGGAAGTGTTTCGAGATTGCAGACGTCCCGACACCCGGGCATCTGAATCGCGGACAGGCGGCTGCTGACAGGTGGCAAGCTTTCCTCGCACAGGACGAGCCCACGCAGCCCGCCCCTGGGGAGGACGACAAGGAGACTACCCACGCCAAGCCTATCCCGGACAAAGCCCCTGCGAAAATCGCGCCGTGTAAGGGCCGCATCAATCTGGTCGGTACTCTTCCCGAGGTGTGCGGTTGGCTGCTCTCACATCTGGAAGGGGGACGGTATGCAATCGACGTGGAATTCACACGGCTCGAGGAAGGAGGTGACGCGGAAT